TGGGTAGCGACAGTCCCTTCTTCCCATAGCTCAGTCGTTTTGCACAAACGGACTTTTGGTGGCTTGATAGGTATCCAGGCGCCCCTCATGCCCTCCCACCACACTGTCAAGATCGTTCCGAAGTCTGGCTTGTGTGATCCGATTGCGAGGTAATCGAGACAGGCTGTTCCGTTTTCTGAGTCATCGGTAGTCCAAGCTCCGTATACACCTTCTTCGTCGGTGGGCGCTTCGGGATCAAAGTAGAGAAACCGAATCATCGCCATGCCATCACAAGCCACCTCGTCCTCATTTGACGAGTCTTCCGGATCAACGACGATGGCCAGCCGCTGATGCCAAGGCGCAGTGCCGACGACGTGGTGACCCCAGCTATGCAACCCACCACGGCGCACCTTGTTTGCTTCATTGAGGCCTTGGCTAAGCGTATTGACATGGCCGTGCTTTAGCCGGTCACCTTTTTTGAAGGTAGGTAGCTTCGCCATGGAACACTACGCCTCGGGTTCGATCGGCAATTTGGAAACAAGTGCATTGAGATCGCCACCTTCGTAGGCGTCATCCCTTCGCTCTGTCAGCAACACGTGTGTCCAGCCAGCATCTGGTAGCCAATGATGGTTGTGGCCGCCCACTGCTTCGTTGCCTTGGTCGTCACCACCCGGGATGTACACCCGCTTCTCAGCGAATTTCATACCCACCGACACCGCTTTCTCCCGGTACGAATTGTCTGATATTCGCCAGGTGTTCGATTGCGAGTACGACCAACCGTGAAACAAGATGGTTTCCGTTGGTGCGTCAAACAAGAACGGCACCGCGGCAAGGTTCACTTTCCCGATGGTGTCCCGAATTCGTTTGATGAGCGTGTTCTTGAAAAAGGTGTAGGGGATGCTCTTCCACTGAACATTCCACTCAATGACCGGTATGAATTTTGTGATAGCGGCGCTTTGAGTGCGGACGGGCTCGGCGCTTGAGTTGTCGGAACTGGAATCGTCGGGGTCCTTCTTGAACACCTTTTCTGTTGCTGGGATCGACAGAAACTCACCATTGCCATCCGCGGTGATGTCGAGGTACGGGTATGGGTCTTCGGGATCAGGTGTGTTCTCTTCGTTGTCTGGCGGTTCTTCTGTGTTGAAGATGATGTCGATCTTCATCAGCTTCTGATAGGTGCCGATGGCAGCCTGCCCCTCATCTTCTCCTTCTGGGTCATGGAGAAACGCATCGAGCGGTTTGCCGGAATCCCAAGCTGCAAAATTGATCTTGGATGCCGTCATACTGGGAACGCCCCACATGGGAACGCCACCAGAGCTGCCCGCCCCATCTGCGGCGGGTGGTCGCGGGAATACCTCCTCAACCAAATCCAGTAGCCTGTTGGCAGGGATGAGGCATGACCAGGTAGCCTCACCCGTGTCCGGACCAAAGCTCCCCGAGGTGTTCAGGAACTTGTAGGGGATGCCGCCGATCGTCGACAGCCGCCACAAGCTAGTGTTTTCGATGAACGAGCCCATTATCCTAGCCCCAGTGCCGCATCGAGTGAGATGCCTTTGATCGCCTCAAGGACCTGTTGCTGCACGTCGTTGCCCTGCTCCAGAGCATCGAGTTGCCGTACCTGGAGGTCGTGGGCCTTGTTGCCAGCAAGCGCGTCTTGGATCGACTTACCAAAGTCGACGATGCCCTGTCGCTCGACCTTAGGCTCTTTCTCTTTGCCGTCGCCAGCCGCCCCGGAGCCGGGACCCGAAGGTGCGCCTGGTGGTAGATTAGGCAGGCCTTCTTTGCGCTTAGCGGCCTCTTCCTCTGCTATCCGTCGACGTTCAGCTCGTAGCTCTGCCATCTCATTCATAGCTGAAGTCAGTTGCTCGTTGGCGCTGTCGATGAGTGGGTCCCAAGATGCTTCGCCGCCGCTCATCTGCTCGACACCTTCATTGAAGGCGTTGATTGCGTCACCGGCGTAATCGACATCCCTGTACTCTGCCGACTCCAGTCCTTGCTTGAACTCGGACCCCATCTTCTTCAGCCCGGCGGTGATGCTCCCCTTGTTCCAACCTTCCTTGATGCCTTCCCAGATGCTGGAGAAGATCGTCGCGATCCCGTTGGCCAGAAACATGAACGTGTTATAGATCATGTCGATATGGTTCTTGACGATCGAGTAGGCGGCCTTCATGCCTCCGAGCACCCACCCTGTGATGTCATTGCCAAACAGCCCGTGAATGTATTGACCGACTCGCAAAACTGCGATTTGTGTCGTTGCGGTGAATGCCTTCCAGGTCAACTCATAGCTAGTCGTGAAGAGTGACAGGTAGTCGAGCACCATCGTGATCGCGTCGGTGACACCCTTGAAGCTCAGGTGAACGCCGCCCAGCGCCTGAGACGCGACACCCCCTAGCCATGAGAACATGTCACCGACCATGCGAAGCAGGTTGCCACCGATCTCATAGAGCAGCGACATGATTGGGCGGACAGCAGCAGTCAGGCTCTCCCATGCGGCCCGGCCTGACTCCGTCTGGGTCACCCACCACATGATTGCGCCCGCGAGCGCACCAATCACGACGATCAGAGTGCCCCATCCGCTGAATAGCAGCGTGTTGGTCAACATCTGAAACGTCTTCTGAAGTCCGGAGATGGCGAACATCAGACCGAAGGCTGCGGCAGCCCCGGCCCCCATTATCAGGGGCAGCCCACCGAGGTGTTTATTCAGCTCCAGTAGATTGCCGACAAGGTACCCCAGCGTGCGGATCAACTGAATCTTGGCGACTTGCAGACCGAGTGTGGCCTCTTCCCACTTGTTGTAAACCTGGACCAGCTCTTTGCCGATTGCGATCCGGACCTCCTGGAGCTGCTTTTTCATGCGCTTCAGTTCACTGTCAGCGCCCCCGGCCATGTGTTTTGCCGCGCCTTCTTGCCCACTGAGCAGCTCCATGATGACATCTTTGGCGGCTTCAGCGTCGCCCGCCTTGCGAGCAGCCTTCATCCGCGCTTCTTGTTCGGCTGTTGCGCCTGGGTAGCCCTTGCGCTTCAACTGGCCTAGGCTGAAGTTCTTGTCGAGAGGGTTCGACAAGATCATCGCCACTTGCTGCATGTTGTTTTTGAGGTCGCCGCCGAACATCGCCGTGATGTCCATGCCGGTTTCCATCACCAACTCCATCTCTTTTCGAGTGAGTGCGGTGTAGGTGAGCATCGACGACATGCTGTCGATGATGGAGGTCTTGTCGAACTCCGTGGCCATGCTCCAAGCACCGGCCATCTCGTGAAGCTCCTCGATCGTCATGCCGATGGCGTTTTTCGTAGCAAGCCACGCGGCCTCCAGTCGCTTCTCGGCTTTGTCTCGCTCCTGGGCCTCGCCGATCATCGCGTGAGCGTCGCTCATCAGATTGTTCAGGCCGAGCCCGGCCAGAAGCGATCCAGCCAGCGGGGCGATCGCATGCAGCGCGCCCATCACCTGCCCGCGGGCCTGATTGAGACCAGCCCCCAGAGCGGTGTTGTCCACCCCGACGCGTACCCAGGCTTTGGCCAGTTCTAGCGACATGGCGGCCTCTTTTTAGGTGAGGTGTTGCGGGCCCTGATGCGCTGCGCCAGTGACATGCCGGTCACCGAGCCTTGGATGATCGTACCGTCTTCCGCGGTGCAGCTTACAACCCCACCTTTTCTGGTAGGGGCGTGTTCTGCGTTGACTCGGATCACCCGCCGCCTTGCCGATTGACGGAGGACCTTCTGATCGCACAGGAGCATGAAGATCTGATCCAACGTCATGTCTCCCACTTGCGACGGCGTGTAGCTATGTCCTCCCAACCACCCACTGTTGCACAGCAGACGGATGTGGTATGGGCCTATCCCGCACATCAGATCAGGGACGACTTCATCTTCAGACCGAGTGCTTGTCCCCTTGGCGCCCGGTCCTACCCATTTCCCACTGATGGGGCCGTGAGCTTCTCGATCTCTCGCGATGCATAGATGAGCAGTTGTGGGTTGCGGCCGATCTCCGAGCAGATTTCGTCACGGGTGATGCTGTTCGGACCGTTGTCCCGCAAGCACATCCAGATCATCGAGACCATGCCATCGAAGCTCGCAGTCGTCCACCAGTTCACATACCCAACGCGAACCTTCTTCGGGGCATTGCCGGTCAGAGCTGCGTACTGTTCATCTTCCAGCGCCCCTTGATCGAGTGCGGTGGCGGCCATGCGACGAATCATGTTCATCGCCCGTGCCTTGTCCGCACCCGCGTCGTTGTACTTGAGGTACTGCTCAGCGAGCTGGAAGTTGTCTACGAGCCATTTCGTGAGCGCATCGGTCACGACGATCTTCGCGGTATCGTAGACCCACTTGACTGGAAGATCAGCCATGTCCCACTTGGCTGCGACTTCAATCTTCTCCAACAGCAGCTCGTGGCCCTTGTCACCGAGCAACGCCATATTTTCGGCGTAGGTGGCTAGGTACGACTGCCGGTACAGCCTCAGACAGTCTCGCTCGATTTCGGCCAGCTCCCGAACCGAGAGCGGCCGAAATCGGCATTCTTTCCCTGCGATTGTAATGGTGGCAGGCTCACCAGCACCGACTGCGCGGGCAACGTCATCTGACATGGTGTTCTTCTTTTCCTTTCTGCATCAGTCCATCGATCACGGAGCAGCCGAGCTGCTCGCCGGAAGCGTGTGCTCAGGTGCACCTTCTTGGCCAGGACGCCAGAACCTGCCATCCGCACCCCAGGAACTGTTCCACCCGATCACGGTCTCGCCGTCGATGTCCACTTCCAGCTTGAAGTCCATGCAAAGCGCGCGGGGGAACGCCCAGTAGAGGTTGTCTGTGGGGGTCTCCTCTTCCAACCCGAGCCACAGGACGACTTCAGCGAGGTCCTCAGGTGCGAAAAGATTGAATTGCGATTGGTTCTTGGCGAACTTTCCTTCGCAGTCAAACGTCGCGTCTTTGCGACCAGGGGCACGGTTGGTGAACCCTTCCGAGTCGCTGTCGCCCCACTCGGTCTTGCTCGCGAGGGTATTGCTCACTGCCCATTTGGTCGTTTTGGCAATCAGGCTGTCCTCGACAACCATCTTGCCGTGTCGACCGGTCATTGTGTTTGCAGATGTCATGGGGCCTCCCTTTTCTTAGATACCGGATGAAGAAGAACTGCTGGAGCTACTGGCTGGCGGCTCCGATCGACCGAATACCACAATCTTGCACTCCACATCAGCTCCTACCGCAGTCAAAGCCAACCGATGTGAGACGCCATCGACGATCTCCAGCCCGATGGAGCCGGGAACGATTTTGGCAACGCTTGCCTGCGCTGGAAGTGCGCCACCGTTAGTCACAGTATGCTCGCCCAGGCCAGCCCATCCGTCGGTGACATCGGGCTTGACTTCGAGCAGCCCATCAGTGTCTATGGCATTCGCATTGTTTACACCGATGGCCACGATCTGATACAGGGCCATCGGGAGACCGAGTACGTCGTTTCCATCACCGGCTCCGACATCGGTACCAGTCAAAGCAAACAAGTCGATCACCTCGGTAGCACCCGCGGTGATTGTGAGCTTGTGTTCAAAAGCGCGGTCGGCCTGTGCAGAATCGGTGCCCGATGTCAGGTTGTGTGTCTTTTGCAGCTTCGCCGGGCAAGTGGTCGCCCGCCCTGTCGATGAGACATCATTTCTCACCGTCGTCACAAGAGACAGGAGTGCGGTGGTGTTTACGAGCGATCGTGCCATGACTTGGTCCTATGCGTACGCAACCGAGGATTCCATCAGAAATTCGTAGTCCAGGAGCCACGAATAGCTCGTCGTCTCGGTCCTCATTCCTTGGTCAGTCGAGAGTGTCGATTGTATGACACCTTCCATGGATTGCGGAGAGGATGATGGGTGCCCTCCAAAGACACGCACCACCTCTTCTGCCAACATCGCCGCCATCTCTTTGGCGCTCTTCGCGGTTGTTTGTCGGGCGTGGATCGTGAATCGACAGAAGTGCATTCGGTGTTCGTGCTTGTCCGTCGGTCCGTCGCCCGACATCCGATTCACCACTGAATTCGGCATGATCGAGTAGACGCAATAGGGCCAAGGTGTATTTGGACCGGCCTGTGCATCATTCAGCGTCAGGTGTTCCGCAGAGTTTTCATTGGTCCAATGCTGACGAAACTTTTCATCCAGGCCAGATGAAAGCCAGAGAGCAGCGATCGCGGCGTGGAGATCAGTGGTCATGTGACCTTCAGATGAACGTAGGCGTCATTGCGTTGGATAGGCGACGTGAGGATGCGAATGATGCGGCTTAGCTGCTCATGGAATGTTCGGAGAAGGAAGGAGCGATCGAAGTTCGGGCTGACCTCCAGAATCAATCCATAGTCGAGAGGCGTGCCCACAAAGCCCTCCCACACATTTGGCCGGGTCTCCATGACCTCGCCGAAGATCGTCTTCATCAGCAACGTGGTGTCTGCCTTCGGGAATTCGCCAGGCTTCGATCGCGACGCCGGATCAACCACGATGCCTCCTCGCGGGCCGACGTATTTGTGAACCGGCTGGCTGATGTTCTGCACCACTGAATTCCGGAGCAGATCCGTGGCAACTCGCACGCGTTGCTGAATGCCAAGGCCGATCTGCTCGGTGATCTTGTCGATGAACCATTCAACCCGAACGAGCCTACGAGCGGCGGCATCAGACCGCCGCTCGCGGGCACGCTCGATACTCTCGACGCGCCGTTGTGCCCTTACTGGGGATCGAGCGCGTGCCATGGATCATCCCCCCGACCTGGACAGGTTTTCTACCCACGCCGGAAACTCTTCTTCGTAGATCGGCTGGGTGTTCGGGACCTGGGAGCCCGGATTGAGCAGGAACTTACCCGGGAGGTCCTCAATGTCGGCGAGCTTGACGATGCCCTTCACAAAGACGCCGTACTTGCTCTCCACGATGTTGTACAGCTCGCGGCACAGCGACTTCATCCGATGGACATCGAGCTTGCCTTCGGTAGGCGGCTTGCCGGTGATGCGATCGGCGACCGAGAACTGGCCTTGCTCGCGGAAGAACATCGAGATGTCTTCCAACGCCTTTTCATTGCCATGCAAGGGATCGACGATCTTGTAGGTGCACGCACCCGGATCGACGTGGAGCTGCATACCCGGGGTTGCCGGAAATGCGGCGAGCGCTCTTGCTTGGTCAAGGGGGACGCGGGCGTGTCCGCGAGAATCGACGACCGGTGCCATCCCGTTGATGGCCGATCGGAGACGGCACCCTGGGATGCATTGAATGATCAGGTCGTCGCAACGCTGACCGCGGGCTTCGAAAATGAATGGAAGCACGGCGGCGAGGGTCTTCGTCTCATCAACGGAATCGATATCGGTGACTTCGGGCATGGTGTGTTCTTCTTTCTTCCATGAACTGTGCTCTTCTTATTCAAAACCAAAGCCACCTGCCAGGGGGAGAAGAACGAAACCCCCTGGCAGGTGGTGAGCTGTGAGGCCTGGGCCCCACGGTCTGCATTAGGCTGGAGCCGTGGTGGTACGACAGACCACTCCGCCCCTCTCAAGCTGGCCGCCGTACCGAGCCATGGCGACCATCAGCATGGAGTTCTGGCGAATCAGAGTCTCGCCTTCCGTGCTGGTCCTGATCGACAACCCTCGGCGACGATACATCCTGAAGCGGGCCAGGATCGCGTAGAAGATCTGCGAGTTCGTCATCGACTCGTTGATCTTGTACGGCCTTTCCATCCAGGAGTAATCGCCGTAGCCCGACGTGCCCCCTACGGTGCCAGTGCCACCCAGTCGGCGAGCATCGCTGCTCCCCACGGGGATGGCCTTGGCTCGCATGTACGACGTTTCCGTGCCGCAGAAGACTGCGGTCGCGGCCATCGTCGAACGATGCTCGGCCTTCGCCACGCCGAAGCGGAGCGATTCGTAGCCACCGAGGGTGGTCGTCCCACCGAAGTTGACGCTGCCTGCCCCGAACTTGTTCATGATGCCTTCGGGCTGGGTCGACCCATTGCCCGTGGCAATCACGTTGTCGAGGTCTTCAAGCAGCTTCTCACCGTACTGCTGGGTCACATGGGCACCGAAGTCGATCGGCGTGTCGGACAGGAAGTCCAGACCGATCTTGAAAGCACCTTCCCATCGGAAGATCGTCGTGTCGAAGGCGGAGACGTAATTCGTCGAATCGAACAGGTCGATCGGAGACGAATCGACGCCACCCCACCCACCAGTCACCTGGCCGGTAGCCACACCTTCCACCCGACGACCCTTATCAAGTGGGATCTGATTGACGAGCGGGAAAAGCTCGCCGAACAGAAGTGGCGTCTGGATGATCGAGTCATCAAACACCACTGGCGCCGCTTCGATACCACCAGAGGCGGAATCGTCGATGAGCGAAGCCTTCTCGCTGAAGGTGAGGGTGCGATTGACAATGTCGGCCTTGTCGCCGCCGTCGCTCGATCCGCCCCACTTCATCTTCTCCATGGCATACGTGAGCAGCTCGCGATCATGCAACGGCAGCGTTGCAAAGGCCACAGAGCGGCTCTTGCGTCGTGCCAGGTTGCAAAGGAACTTCGCGAACGCACCCGACACGGCCTTGTCTCGCTCCGAAGGAACGTCCAAGGTGCGCCCAGTGCCTTCGGTGAAGTCCACCACAGGCTGACCAGCAAACGCATGGGTCTTGCCCGACTTGGTATGGGTCGGGTAGATCATGGCCGTCTTCGTGTCAGTGTAGGCCTCAGCAGCCTCCTTGACGCGAACACTGACAGGCGTTGACCCATCCCCATTGTCGTTGTCGAACCGACCGATCGAAGTGACCAGCTTCTCGAACTGACTGGGGGTGTGCTGAGTCTTCGTCTTCGTCACCGAAGCACGCTTACCCTTGCCCTCGCCATCGAGATTGCCCAGTGGCTTCTTCTTCGAAGGAGCTGGCTCTTCGTCTTCCTCATCCTCCTCGTCCTCATCGTCGGCCCCAGAAGCGACCGGAGCTGGCTCTTCGTCATCGTCGCCCTTCTCCATCGCACTCTTCATGCTCTTCAGAGTGCTGGAAAGCTCCTCCATCGACTTGGCAAAGGATTCGACATTGTCGTCTGACTCAGCGGTCAGCTCAGCGAATTTCTTCGCAGTCAAGTCGCCCTTGACCATGGCATCTGCGGCGGCCTTCCGAAACTCGTCATCGCTGGCCGTCGCTTTCACATTCGCATTGGCGGTGAGCCATTGCTTCAACTTTTTTGAAAGCGGCATTGTCCCGTCTCCTGGAAGAAAAAACCTACACCTCAAGAAGCTGCGCCACCGCAGAGCCTCAGTGTATCCTCAGAAATTCACGAACCCGCTGAACGCGATCGTTCGTTTTTTCGACGTAGTCGAATGCTTTGAGTGCATCCGACATCCGTTCTCGTTGTTCGGTTGATGCTTTGGCAAGGAACACCGACATGGCGTCGTCGATGTTGATGACAGGTGACTTCTCGGTGACGATGCCTTCGATCGTTACTTCGACGGGGTCGCCACTGATCGTCACCGTGGTGCCATCCCAAGCCCAAGCCAGCTTGTAGTACGTGTCGCTGGTGAGGGTGCTGCCCCAGACTTGCACAATCACCTCAGACAGGAACGTCGCAACAATAGACGCGTACCCACTGCCGATCCCGTTGCTGTCGGGTTTCGGGAGGATTCCCTTCTCTTGCAGGTACTCCAGGCACGCCGTTTGGAGCAGCCGCTGCATGTGCTCAAGGGAACCGGTCAGCGAGTTGCCGTAATACTTCTCGGCGAGCTTCGTAGCCTTCACTTCTGGCTTTTTGGCTGCGCTTTCGTTGTCTGGTTCATCGTCATCGGCTTCTTTTGGTGCGCCGGATTGACCACCACACCCGCATCGTGTGCCCGGGGGTCCGCCGCTGCACTTTGTTCCGGCTGGTTTGTCATCGCCAGGGCCCTTCTTGGGTTTCAGATCGATCCCACCGCCAATCTGCACAGGTCGGTAATTCGCGCGGATGCTCTTCCCCGCGTTCTTCAGGATCGGT